GTTGTGCGCCTTGCTCTCGGTGAACTTGGCTTCAGTACGCATTTGCATTTCACGCTTCTGATTCTTCTTGTGGCGCTCAGTGGCCACGAACAATTCATAGCGCTCAGTGCGCGACGTTGTGGGCACAAGGCCAAAGTGCGCGTTAAGCAGACTCACGTCAGCCATGGTCTTTGCAAAGCGCTCAGCGGTCTCTGTGACGACCTTATAGCCGAACTCAGAGAGCTGGATCTTGTTGCGATCCGTGTCCGAGAACACCGTCTGCTGAACGCCTGAATCGTCCTGCGCGCCGTACACGTTGCCAGACGCCTTCTGCTGCACCAGCATCTCCGGTGAGTTGGCCACCGTGAACGCGGCGTACTTGAGCTCACGCTGGTTAGAGTCCAGCGCTAAGCCGTTGTCGTCGCCAAACATCTGGTCAAACGTGGGCACGGTTTGGAACGCTGCGATGTTGGCGTAGTTGGCAATGGTGCCCAACTGGTTACACGCATGCTGTGATAAGAAATCGATCTGCTCTTGTAAGTAGGTCTCTACTGACGGGGTCATCTCGAACGTGGTTACTGAGTTTACTGCGGTAGCTAATTTAGTCATGGGATACATCCTTTATGGTTGTGCGCGACGTTGCGCATTGTTGCGAATGAACTCTTCGCGGTCTTGTGATGGGCTGTCAGCTTCTAACTCACAGTCCCATTGGTATGCTGCCAAAGCCTCATGCTCTAGCAGCAGGTCCAGCGGATCTTGTCCGCCGATCGTAGGTACGATGTCGTACATGTCATGTCTCCTTGAGTTAATGACACAAAACGCAACGAACGCTGTGCGCGAGGCACGAGCGTTCAGCGCTGTCCTTTGTCCTCTGCGATCTGCTCCAAGCAGATGTACAAGCCAATGCAGAAGCAGGCATAGAGCGTTGCACTACGTGCATCGATCGTGGCAAGCACGGCAGTGAACACCGTGCACAGTGCGATAACGAATAGCTTAGGCATGTTCATAGTGACCACCAAGTAGTCAACCTACGAACGTAGTGAGCAACACGCTCCATCACCAGCAGTGTGATGAGCAACAAGATGCCGAAGCCGTGGAAGTAGAACAATGCAAGGAACATTACGAAGAGTGTAATGGCGACAATCACTGCCGAGCGGAAGGTGAAGCGAAGGCCAGAAACAAGGAAGTTGTTCATGGTTACGCTCCTAGTGTGATGGTGTAGATAGTGAACAAAGCGCCTGCAAACAAGGCAACGGTGATTGAGGCTGTAAGGATTGTGTGAGTGAATGAATTCATGGGGTAATCTCCAGATAGTAAAGTCATAATTGACATTAAGACAAAACGTACGCAGCGAGCGGAGCGAGAAGCGGAAACGGGTAGGGGTCCCGGGCGGCGAAAATTGAAAACAAGGTTCCAATATCGGAATCGGGGGAAGGGGGTAGCTGTGGGAAAGAGTCCCAAACCCCCCGCGTCGATCATGGAGCATATAAAAACGCAAAAAAATATTTTAAAATTTCCATTCGTGGTACTATAAGCACAGCTAATATTTATTTGGGTGTCCGGTTGGAAAGCGCAAACAGGCGATTGCAGAAGAGCAGGAGTGCACAGAAACGTTATTACAGCGAGTCTGGTAGACCGAAAGAGATACTGAACAGTGCTAGAAAACGAGCAAGGAGCAAGGGACTCCCATTTACGATCACCATAGAATGGGTGAGGGAACGGATCGCTGAGCAGGATAACAAGTGTATAAAGACAGGGATAGCGTTCGATTACGAGAAGAATAAGGAATACAAAAAGCATCCTTATTCACCGAGCCTTGACCGAATCGACAACGACCAGGGTTATACGCCCGAGAACACGCGGATAGTATGTGCAATGTACAACTACTGCAGGAATGTTGCCAAAGACGGAGACGTTGAGTTCTTCGCTTGGCAGTTGTTTCAACATAAATTCGGCACTAGACCGGACTAATATATAAGCGGTGCTTATAGGCCAAAGATTATGGAAATTCCAGAAGATGCCTTTGAAGAAGGGCAATCAGTAATTCCGAAGTTGACGAAGCAGCAAGAGCAGTTTGTACGGTACTACTTGCTGGGGTATTCGACCACTGAAGCCGGTAAAGCGGCGGGGTATTCGCAGGCCAACTCATCAAAGTTGGTGAACAATGCGGTGATACAACGCACGTTGACCTATTTTAGAGAGAAAGAGTTTGATCGCATCGCGGTATCCCGTGAAAGCATCACTAAACTGTTTTTCGAGGCCCATAGAAAGAGCGGAACGGCGACGGAAGAGGTCGCTGCGCTCAGAGAGATCGCCAGAATGCATGGCCTTTATGAGCCGCAAAAGATTCAGACGGTCAGTGTAAACATCAATTCCGAGCGGCATATTGAAGCGGCAACAGATGCCGATTTACTCAAGCTGGCAGGTTTTGGGAACACTCATTTTAACCTTGAAGCAACGATCGATGGCGAGTTTGAGGAAGTAGAGGCCAATAATGGTAGAAAAGGACACTAAAAAGTGCTCGTTTTGCAACGAAGATAGGCCCATGACCTTATTCGACCCAGCGAGTGCCCCAACGGTGTGCTCCAAGTGCAAGAATCTCGGTCAGCACCGCGCCTTTCAAGCCATCATTAGCGATCCGGCGCGTCACAAAGCCTTTTTGAAAGAGAAAGAGAACGAGCACAAGGCTCGAGCAGCCCATGCGAACAAGCTGCTACACAAGAAACGCATCAGACAGTCGGAACGAGACACGTTGGAAAAGCAAGACCTAGGAAAAACACCGGATTACACCGATGGCAATGGCGTTTTTGACCCGCAAATGGCGGCGAAGGCCGAATTAGCGAAGCGTGAGCTGGCTCGGAGGCACCTATTGCCCTTTGTTCAGCGGTTCAGCGAGCAATACATTCCTGGTTGGGTGCACAAAGACATTTGCCTACGTCTAGAGAAGTTCTCAGAAGACGTTGCGGCTAAAAAATCCCCTCGATTAATGCTATTTATGCCGCCGCGGCACGGAAAGAGCGAGCTGGCGTCGAAAAACTTCCCTGCATGGCACCTTGGGCGTTATCCGAACCACGAATTCATCGCTTGTTCGTACTCCGGCTCGTTGGCCATGGGGTTCTCGCGCAAAGTGCGTGGTTTGTTGCGTGATACGCAGTACAACGCGCTGTTTGAAACGCGATTAGACCCCGAATCGCAGTCCGCTGAGCAATGGCTAACGACCAAAGGCGGCGGTTATGTGGCAGCGGGTGTAGGTGGACCGATCACCGGTAAGGGGGCGCACATTTTAGTGATCGATGACCCCGTAAAAAACCGTGAACAAGCCGAATCTGAGACCGCACGCCAAACAGCGAAAGATTGGTACACCTCAACGGCCTATACACGACTCGCGCCGGGCGGTGGCGTACTCGTTATCCTAACCCGTTGGCACGATGACGACCTTGCAGGGTGGTTATTAGAGCAGGAGAAGGACGGCGGCGACCGTTGGGAGGTGATCAAATACCCGGCGCTCGCTGAAGAAGACGAAAAGTACCGCAAAAAGCACGAACCATTGCACCCAGCACGGTATGACGCTGAAGCATTGCTACGAATTCAGAAGGCCGTGGGCCCAAGAGACTGGTCAGCCCTGTACCAACAGAACCCAGTCGCCGACGAGGGCGATTATTTCAAAATTGACATGTTCAAGTACTACCGCGAGAACCAACTCAATAGCAAAAAGCTCAAAATCTACTGCGCATGGGACCTTGCGATTGGTAAAGCCGACCGAAATGACTACTCAGTGGGCGTTGTGGTGGGTGTAGACCAAGAAGACAAGATGTATGTCATGCACGTTGAGCGTGGTAAGTGGGACGGTTACGAATTAGTGGAGAAAATCCTCGATATTTACGAAGAATACCGCCCGTCGATCGTTGGAATAGAGCGCGGACACATTGAAATGGCGCTTGGACCCTTCCTAAAGAAGCGGATCGCCGAGCGTGGCCTGTACGAGATGTACCTAATGGAACTAAAGACAGGTCGAAGAGATAAGGAAGCGCGTGCCCGTGCAATTCAGGGGCGCATGCAGCAAGGAATGGTGTTTTTTCCCAAGTTTGAACTGTGGAACGCTGGGCTTATGGCCGAGATGTTGCGTTTCCCGAACGGTGTACATGATGACCAAGTCGATGGTTTGGCTTGGATCGGTTTAATGATGTCCGAAATGTCCACCGTAATAGATAAGAAAGAAATTGAAGCGTCTTGGCGAGACAAACTCCCCGGACTGATGGCCCCTAACCGCAGTAAAACAGCGATGAGTGCATAGCTATGGCAAAGAAGACAAAGATCGATCCCCTTAAAGAAGGCAAGATCGTAGAAAATAACTGGGCTCGCTACACGCGGGCACGGGATGCGGGTCACCTCGACTACATTAAGACGGCGATCAAGTGCGATCGCTATTATCGTGGTGAGCAGTGGGACCAAACGGACATCGATGCGTTGGATTCCGAAGGTCGTCCGCACCTTACGATTAACACAATATTGAGTACTGTCAATACCATACTGGGGGAGCAGTCCTCTAAGCGTGCGGATACACAGTTTAAGCCTCGACGTAACTCCTCAGATGAAGTTGCGGCAGTGCTCACCAAACTGTACATGCAGATCAGCGATAATAACCAATACGATTACTTGGAGAGTCAGGTATTTGCAGACGGTGTGATTCAGGATCGAGGTTATTTCGACATCCGCATGAACTTTGACGACCATATAGAGGGTGAAGTGCAGATCACAGCGGAAGATCCGTTGGACATCCTGCCTGATCCAGATGCAAAAGACTACGACCCAACCACATGGAATGAGGTGATTAAGACCAAATGGTTGAGTTTAGACGACATTGAGCAACAGTATGGCCAAGAGAAAGCCGACCGTTTGCGCATGGTTGCCGAAAACGGCGAACATTTAGGCCGTGACTCAGTCGATATTGCCGAACAACGCGACGTGACCTATGGCGACGTGGGTGAAGCGGTGCTAACGGGCGGTGAGGCAGATGACAAACAAAGCCTACGGGCAGTGCGCGTGGTTGAAAGGCAGCATCGGAAGTTGGTATTGACGCCTCATTTCGTTGACCCGAAGACAAAAGACATGCGCATCGTGCCGGAATCCTGGGATGAGGAGCGAACAGCACTCTTTGCCAAGGAATTTGGCCTTGGAATACTGAAAAAACTAGTAAAAAAGGTACGTTGGACCATTACCGCGGACAAAATCGTCTTGCATGATGATTGGTCGCCGTACAAAGACTTCACCATTGTGCCTTACTTCCCTTATTTTAGGCGTGGTAAGCCATTTGGTATGGTTCGCAACCTGCTTTCGCCTCAAGAACAGCTGAATAAGATCTCTTCACAAGAGCTTCACATCGTTAACACGACGGCTAACAGCGGTTGGGTTGTCGAAACAGGCTCGTTGAGCGGTATGACATCGGATGATCTCCAAGAACGCGGTGCTCAGACCGGTATTGTGCTGGAATATAACCGAGGTTCACAGCCACCGCAGAAGATTTCCCCGAATCAGATCCCAACAGGGCTTGATCGCATTGGTCAGAAAGCGGCAAACAACATCAAAGAGATCTCAGGCGTTTCTGATGCGATGCTCGGACAGGACAGCCCTGAAGTATCAGGCGTTGCCATCCAAGCAAAACAGAACCGCGGACAGATTCAGATCCAGGTTCCATTAGATAACCTTGCCAAAACGCGACATTTCGTTGCGAAGAATATTCTGTGCTTGGTACAGTCCTTCTACAGTGAGGAGCGAGTCATCCAAATCACCCGAGATGACGACCCGATGAAGCCTCGCGAAGAGATCGTGTTAAATCAGATGACGCCAGAAGGTGAGGTTGTGAACGATATGACCGTCGGTGAATACGACGTTATTATTTCAACCATGCCTGCACGCGACACGTTTGATGAGTCGCAATTTGCAGAAGCATTGCAACTTCGACAAGTGGGCATCGCCATTCCGGACGACGCCATCATCGAATACTCACATCTACAGCGTAAAGGTGAATTGGCCAAACGCATTCGGATGTTGACCGGTGTTGAACAGTCCCCAGAGCAGCTAGAAGCGGCGCAGATGCAACAGCAGATCCAGATGGAACAAGTGAAGTTGGAAATGCAGAAACTGCAATCTGAGGCAGCTAATTTGCAGGCCCAAGCGCAACTTGCCGCAGCTAAAGCAGCCGACATACAAACCACGCCTGAGAAGGAGATGGCTGAACTAGAAGCACGCATGAACCTGAAGCGTCAGGAACTGGATGTGCGTATGCAGCTGGCCGAGTTGTCTGCAACCCAGAAAGAGCAGGCATCTGAAACTCAGGCAACCACCAAAATTGCAGCAGAAATAATGCGGCTTGGTGGGCAGCAGCAAGAGTACAAAAAACCGAAAGACGTAGTACTTTAACTTTAACCTAACGGAGGCCCTATGCCTAAATCCAATATAAGTGCCAATTTAGAGCACGATGACAGTGAACAAAGTTACGATCAATTTGCGGGTGGTGACGCCCGTGAAGAAATGGACCTGACCAACGTAGACCGTGGTGATAATCCAGAAGTTGTAGCCGAAGAGCCTGAAGAAGAGGTCGTGGAAGCGGCCGCTGAGGAAGTTGTTGAGGAGGCCGAGGAAGAAACGGTGGCAGAAGCGACTGAGGAAGCCCTGGGCGAGCCTGAGAGCGACGAACTCGTAGAAGACGAACTCGTAGAAGAGGTAGAGGAAGAGGCCGTTAAAGCGGACGAGAAGACGCACATGGTGCCTAAGTCCCGCATGGACGAAGAGATCGCCCGCCGACGTCAGCTCGAAGATCGCCTTGCCAAGTTAGAAGAGGGGGCAAAACCCCAAGAAGCGCCTGAGCCTGAATTCGATTTCGACGGCAAAGAAGCTGAATACATGGAAGCAGTGTTAGATGGTGAGACGGAAAAGGCTAAAGCAGTCCGTAAAGAGATCCGTGGCGAAGAGCGCAAAGCTATGGCTACCGAATTGCGCAAGGACATTCACAATACGACTAATGTGACCAAGCAGCAGTTGGACTTGGACTCTGCAGTCGCCGATATGATGGCGTCGTACCCTGTCCTTGACACAAATAGCGCTGATGCCGACCAGACCTTGATCGCAGAAGCGAACGAGTTGATGGGAATGTACGCAAATACAGGCATGGCATCGGCTGATGCACTGCGCAAAGCGGTCCGTATGACGCTAGCGTCGAACATGCCCGAATTGTTGCAGCCGCGAGCTGTTGAAAAGCCAGCACCGAAAAAGCGCACGACGGACGTGAAGCAAAAGTTGGAGGCTGCCGGCAAACAACCAGCGAAGCTTGCGGGTGAAAGTGCAGCAACCCGTGGCGAAGATGTGATTAACATTGGAACCATGACCGATAATGACTTCAACAAGTTGTCGGATGCTCAGATGAAGCGGTTGCGTGGTGACTTCGGCTGATGCGCGAACAAATCGAAGCTGCATACTGTGACGAATACCCGGAACTAAAGTTCTTTGACGATTTGGACAGCGCAATTATCGGTGTGAGTTTACTATCGAGTGGTGACCCTAGGGTCGCCTACTCAGCGAGTAAACTGCTCGAAGCGCTCGTTGAAAGCGGCATGGGGCGCGAGGAGGCTCAGGAGTTTATGGAGTACAACATCGAAGGGATGCACATCGGTGATTTCACGCCGTCGGTAGTAGATGACCTGTTTTAACGGGTCATTATTTCCCTTAGTTTATAAGCTGTGCTAATATATGGATACAGGCTCGTCTTGCAGTACGACAACTGTCCAAGCCTCTTAAATCGAAGGCCGCACGACACGCGGTAGCATTCGCCTAGCTCAATAAGGCCATGAGTTCGTCCCTCTCTAAAAGGTCGCTATTTCGTTCGGGCACGACACGTCCAACAGCATGCAGTGGTTGTCGCCCCTGCCTGATTAATGGCGACGTTTATAAGCAGTACTTATAATTTATTTTAATTTTATACAATAGGTGAACTCTCATGGCATTAACTAACTTTGCCGCTCTAACTTCAGAGCAAAAGACCGTATGGTCTCGCGATTTCTGGCACGCTGCCCGAAATGCTTCTTTCATTAACCAATTCGCTGGTACTGGCTCAAACGCCATGGTCCAGTCTATTACTGACCTAACCAAAAGTGAAAAGGGCGCACGCGCCGTATTAACTTTGCTAGCTGACTTGTCTGGCGACGGTGTTGTAGGTGACTACACTCTAGAAGGCAACGAAGAAGCGCTATCCAGCTCTGACATCGTTGTTCGTATCGACCAGATGCGTAACGCAAACCGTTTGGCTGGCCGTTTAGCCGACCAAAAGTCTATCGTTAACTTCCGTGAAGCGTCTCGCGACTCTTTGTCTTACTGGCTTGCTGACCGTATGGACCAAATTGCGTTCCTAACCTTGTCTGGCTTGGCATACACCAAGAAGAACAACGGTGGTGTTCGTACTGTAGCTGCAACCGGTCAGAACTTATCTAACCTTGAGTACTCAGCGGACGTATCTGCTCCAACTAGCTCGCGTCATTTGATCGCAAAAGCTGACGGTACTGTTGCTACTGGCGACTTAACGTCTGCAGACATCTTGGGCTACAAGTCCATTGTTAACCTTAAAGCCTATGCTAAAGACCACTATATCCGTGGTGTACGTGCTAAGGGTGGCGAAGAGACATTCCACATGTTTGTTACCCCACAAGGTATGGCGCAGTTGAAGTTAGACACTGATTTCCTAGCTAACATCCGTAATGCAGGCAACCGTGGTTCAGCTAACAGCTTGTTCTCTGGTTCATCTAGCGTAATGGTAGATGGCGTAATGGTTCACGAGTTCCGTCATGTATATGACACTTCTGGTGAAGCTTCAGGTTCTAAGTTCGGCGCTTCTGGCACAGTAAACGGCCAGCGCGCTTTGTTCTGTGGCGCACAAGCACTAGCGATGGCTGACATCGGTGATGCTGACTGGGTTGAAGACACTTACGACTACGGCAACCAGCATGGTATCTCTGTAGGTAAGATTCTAGGCTTCCGTAAGCCTAAGTACACCAGCATGGTAACTGGCGACACCCAAGACTTTGGTGTAATCGCTTTAGATACCGCGCTGTAAACAAAATAGGGCCTCTTCCCCCGGCCTAGCGTCGGGGGCTTTTTGGAGTTTGAGTATGTTGATTTCTGATAAGGCAATACACGTTAGCAGTCTCTCCGGCCAAGCGGTTTGGTTTGAAGCGGGTGTAGAGCGAGAAGTCCCCCCACCTTTGGTGGACGAATGCATCGCTATGGGAGCTTATCCCGTAGGCGAGAAAAAGCCGACGCAAAAACCTGCTGTCGAAGCGATTGAAGTAGATGAGGTCTCAAGCGAAGACCGCACTATGGAAATCATTACTGCCATTGAGCAGTTGGTAGAGGAAGGCGACACGAAAGCCTTCTCAAAAACTGGTGATCCTAAAGTCCGCCGCCTAGAAAAGATCTTAGGCTACGACATCACATCTGAACAGCGCGATATAGCTTGGGCTGAAATTAGCGAGGCGTAATGGCCATTTCATCGAACGACATTATCGGTAAAGCCCAGACGGTTTTACAGGATACTTCAGCAACTCGTTGGTCAACAACTGAGTTGCTTTCTTGGTTAAATGACGGGCAACGTGAAATCTGCCTCCTCAAGCCATCTGTAAGCGCAACCAACCAATCGGTGGCATTAGTCGCCGGTACAAAACAAGACATACCTGCAGGCGGTTTGCAGGTATTGCGTGTTGTGCGAAATCTAACCAGCGCGGGTGTAGGCGGCAAAGTAGTCCGTGTTATCAGCCGCGATGTACTAGATACGCGCCAACCGATGTGGCACACCGCCACACAAACTGTCGTCGCAGATCATTACACATTTGATGAGCTAGACCCTCGGACGTTTTACGTCTACCCGCCAAATGACGGGACGGGGCACATTGAAACAGTGTACGCGGTAGAACCCGCACAGGTAGCTGCGGGCGGCACCATTACCATCCCAGATATCCACTCAAACAACTTGCTAGATTACATCCTATACCGTGCATACGCTAAGGAAACGGATCATGCGGGAAATGAGCAGCGCAGTAGCCAGCACTATCGAGCAATGACAAGCGCTCTAGGTGTAAACATCCAGTTGGATTCTGTGACTAGTCCGAACATGCGTACAGTAGCACAGGGATAACCTATGAATTACAAAGACATGGTCAGCCTACTTCCATACCACATTGCAGGTTGCCCTGACTTTGTGGCGGAAAAGGCGATTAAAGATGCAGTGCTCAGCTTCTGCAAACGTAGTAATGCGTATCGCCTAACGCTAGACCCTGTACTGACAGTGGCTGGGTTGTATGAATACGATATTGACCTGCCCCGAAACACAAACATTACGGAGATATATTCCGTAATCCGCGGGGAAAAGGAACTCGAGCCTGACACCGAGCAAGGCGCAAATCACGCAAACCCTAAGTGGCGTACAGAGAAGAGTACACCGACGCACTACATACGCCCGAACAACAAGATGATGTATTTGGTGCCGGTACCGATCAAGTCTGGCGAAAACGTAACCATTCACGCCGCAATTAAACCCAGCCTGACCTCGACAAGCATCTCAACGGATTTTGTCGAAGACCATGTTGACGGGATTATGGCGGGCGCGATGGCCAATCTATTCAATGCTCATGAAATGCCGTGGGCTAACCCACAGCGGGCTGCGAAACATGAGGCAGAATTTGCCGCTCATATCAGCGATGCAAAGAACAAGGCCGCCGGGCGTAATGGACCAACACGCAGAACAGTACGATACGGAGGTTTGTAGTGGTCGAGTTAATACCCGCAACAAAAGCCAGTATAAGAGCCAACTTCGCCTATTTTGAAGGTGGGATGGCAGACATTATTGCCAAGGTGCGCGCTGAGTTTGTCACTGCCGACATCTACCATCACCTAATGCAGGGGAAGGTCCATCTGTACTGGGTTGAGGAAGGCGAAGACCGCCTAGGTTTCGTGATACTCAGCCAATACGATGCGGGCTACGAGGAAGTACCTACTTTAGTAATTGACCATCTATGGCTTCGGCCGGGGGTGGATGTGTTCGCAGAGGCCGTTGCTGCAGGCTACGATTTGGCCAGTACATTAGGCGTCGAGCGGATTGAATTTAATTCTGCCCGTTTGGGATGGGGCAGGCGTGTTAAGGAGCTAGGGTTCACCCCCTCCTTCGTAACATACCAATGTCAGGTAAACAAAAATGGGTAACTCAGCAACAAAAGCGAAACAAGGTGAACACGAAAAAGCGTTGGTCGAAAATGCGAACACAATTAGTGACCGCAATAAAAGCTTATACCGGCCGCTTGAAGCGGGCTTCGTTAAGGAGTCTGGGCGCGATGTTTCTGCTGTCCTTGGTGGTAGAGCAAATGCTGACACAGCTCAAGCCTTTTCTGCAGGTCAAGGTGCCCATCTGGGTGCCTCCGCTAGCAGTGGCGGCTTTGGCAGCGGTCGCACTATGATGGGCCAAGCCAAACAAGGCGTCATACAGAATGATGCGTTGGGCGGCGGACTAGCGGCGGCGAATGCCAAAGCGCTAGGTGTCAAAGACCAATCTCAATTGGGCGCACTCACAATCGGCCAAGGCGGTCGGAGCATTGCAATGCAGGGGTTATCCACCGCAGCGCGAGCCCAAAACCAAGAAATTATGGCGAAAGCACAGGCATCAAGCAGCATGCGGGATACCAATATGGCGTTTGGCCAAGACCTTGGCACAGGCCTATACCAAAAATTCAATCCGCCTAAGACGCCAAAACTTGATGCGATGCGCGCACAAATAGAGCAGTTCAAAATAGACCGGACGAGGGCGTAGCCATGTTAGGCAAAATCATAGAAAGCATTATGGGCGAAGGCACAAAAAAACATGCGTCCTATCCATCCGTCGAGCCCGGTGTAAGCGGGCCTCCAGGCAGAAACTACGGTGTTGCACCCGGTGCAAGTGGGCCTCCAGGCAGAAACTATGGTTCGTCGGGTGAGAAAACCAATGAACGCGCCAAAACGTCGACCCCTGTAGCAAGCGCCAAACCGGCCGCCGCTGCTCCCCAAGTTGAAGATGGCCCCAGTGCTTCGGATACCTTAGCGAGTATTTCTCGCGATGAGCTGAAGAACTACTTAGAGAAATATGGCAAAACTGAAGAAGAGTTGCTGGCGGACACTAATAGCACGGCTTTGATTGATGGGGCTAGAGAGTCTCAGGTGCTAGGCCAGCAAGTTTCAAAAGGCATGCAGCAACGCACGATGTCCCGATACGGCGCGAATATGACACCCGCACAGCAGGCAGCACAGCAGCGGATGAGTTCGTTAGGAAATGCGTCATCTTACGCAGGCGCGGTCAATAATGCGACGATCGATCAGCGAGACCGTAATTTCGGCCTAAAGGCGTCACTCATGGGAATGGGCAAAGAACAATTAAGCGTAGCGATGGACGGGCTAGGTAATGCAGCAGGTATGGAGGCGTCGAGAGAAGCCGAGTACCAGCGGGCAAAAGCAGCAGCCCACGCATCTAACATGAGCATGATCGGCTCTATCATCGGTTTTGGAATGTAGGAGTAGGAAATGGCTTATAACAACCCAATTTTGTCAGCAGTACTGGGCAACCAACAGCGCGAAATACAGAATAAACAGTTTGAGGCGAGCCTTGGACTGCAGATTGCTCAGTTTGCTGAGAACAAAGCGAACACTACAAAAGACCAAGCGTACCGTCAGAAGGTGTTGGGTGAGAATACAAGAGCGACGGGTGTTACTGAGGCAGCCGCTGCTGCGAAAGTAGTCCTTGAAGGACAAAGATACGACGCTTTGGCCGGTCAACGCGCTGCAACCCAAGCGCACACTGAAGCCTCTGCAGCGTACAACAGTGCACAAGCAACGCAAGTGCAAGCAGAAAATCAGAACGCCCTACTCAAAGACGAAGGCGGCCTTTGGTGGCAGCACATGATGAATCCTGATGGCACTGATAAAGCGTTGGATACTCCAGAGACTCAGGAGTATTTCGGGGCAGTTATTAACCAACCTGGGATTAGCAAGTTACTACTCACCGGGTCTGACGGCACAGCCTACAAGTTTAAGGGTATTGTTGACGCAGGTAACGGGCGTCGGGCCATCCAAATCATGGACCCTAACAACCCTGACAAAGTTATGTACATGTCAAAAGACCGTACCGCTGTGGAGAGTGACCCGCTCACGTCTATGGATTTAATGAGTTTTGACATCCTAAAATCACAGGTGTCGATCGCACTGCACCAAGCGAGTGGCAGACCACTGAGCGCGGACCTACAAGCCGCCGCGGACGGCATGAATGCCATAAGAAAACAGCCAAAGAACAGCCCGATACTCCTCGATAGCCAAACAATCCAGCAGTCTGCAGAACTGAGTGAACAGATGCAGGTCGAGCAGGCTGCGCAACAACAGCCACCCGCACCTGCTGCTCCAAAAGAACAGAAAGTTGGTGTGGCCGAAGCCCTAATGTCGGCAGACCAGGATCTGTCTGCGTACTCATGGGACGAACTAAATTCCCTGTCTGACAGCCAGTGGAGTAATGCGCTCGAAGGTTCAGAGAAACGGCTCCGAACAATGAGTCAGCATCAACCTAATATTGATAGGCTGATCAAAAGAAACAACAAGACCATGAGTTCCATCCAAAAGCAGATCGATAAGGTAGATGGAGAGGTGCCCGATGTGTTGCTGGGTCAGATGCAGCTACTTAAAAACAACGGCAAAAGGCTGAGCGACAGGAAGCTAGCAGGCAGTGATACGTTTGATTCCGCACAACTGGCCCACAACAACTTGCTTGACGCAAAAAAAGTTGCTGATGGCAAAAAACCAGCGCCTACTGCAAAAGTTAAAGCGGCAGCGAACATCGTTAAAAAAGCCAAGATCGATCCACGCCAGTCTAAAGATCCAGACCTTGCCGCTGCAGTGGAGAAGGAGATCGTTGCAAATCCACCCCCAGTTGCACAGGTTGCACAGGCACTAAGCACGCCACAAAAGATCACGCCGGGATTGCTTTACCAGCTGCACACGGCAAAAGCGCTGGGTCTTATAGACGACACAGCATTGCAAACGTCCCTAGATTTGGGTGTCTTCTCCCAAAGTGCGGTTGATCTT